CAGGTATGGGGTGCGCTGGGCGCGGGCGGTGAGCCAGGCGGCAACCGCCGGGCGCGCAAGCAGTTTGGCGACCAGGCGCCAGAACAGGTTGATCACGGGGAGTCCTTGCCGGGCCATGCCCGGGCGGTGGAGTGGGGGAGTTATGCGGCCGCCATCAACGCTTCGATGATCCGTTGGCCTGCGAGCGGCGGTACCGCGTTTCCAGTCATGTGCATAGTCAGCCGGTGGTTATCCGGGCGCTGCGTGTCTTTGGGGAAGGACTGTGCGGCCATAGCCTCGTCGGCGCTGATCATGCGCATCCGGTCACCGTCGACCACGGCCCATCGGTCCAGGGTGGTGATGGTGCCGATCGGTCGGTCCAGACTGCGTCCGGTGAGCCCTGAGCCAGAACCGTAGTAGGGCATCACGAACCGTTCGCCAAATCGTTCTCGGCCATTTTTCACGCGAGTTAGCGTCGACTCGGCACGGCCGGACTTGATGATCGGTGACCACTTACCCACGTTGAAGTCGATAATCTCGCTGGCCGGCACATGCTGGTGCTGCTGAAGCTGCAGGTGGAGCGGGGCCTTGCTGCGCGAGCAGACCATGAACAGACGCACCCGATGCTGAGGTACGCCCAAGTCAGCGCAGTCCACGATGTGCGGAGCCAGCGAGTAACCAAGGCGATGCATTGCGTCGGCCCAGGCCGGGTACAGGATCCAGTCCATGAACTCCGGCACGTTCTCAATGACGGCGAAGTCAGGCCGGTTGACCTCTGCGTTCGCCACCGGCGCCCAGGCCGTTGAGCGAGAGTTGTCGTGCTGTGGGTTACCTGACGCCTTTCCGCGCGCCTTGGTGTGGCCCTGGCAGCACGGAGAGGCCAGCATCACGTCATGCTTTGGCACCTGCGACCAGTCAGCCTGATGCAGGTCTTGGCACACATGCAGAGTTTCCGGGTTGTTCCTGGTATGCCACTCCACGGCGGCGGGCCAATGGTTGGCTGCCCATAGAACATTGAGCCCGGCATTTTTCCCGCCGCGCGTCCATCCGCCAAATCCTGAAAATAAGTCGATTGCTGTGTTCATGCGGGATGCTCGGTCAGGCGCCGCCCTCCGGTTACCGGATGCAGCGAGTAGGGTGGGTTATTCGTCGTGGCAGATGCGAAGGGCTTCGCGGCTGTAGGCGAGCTGCAGTTTTTCCGACACGTTTTCGGGTATCACGTATTCGTGTCGCGGCGGTGCGAGAAACTGAGCCGATCCCGCCGGGCCCAGGCCGTGCAGGTGGTGAATCATCAAGGTCATGGCCTCGCCCTGTTCCTCGATCCCGTTCCAGGCCATCAGGTCAGCCAAAGCTTGGCGGGTGCCGGCCATGGTGTGGAGTCGCAATTCTTCCTCGCCGCGAGTCTTTCGCCTCGCCGCAGTCTTTGCCGATCGTTCTTTCTGCGCGGCAGCCATGGCCTACCTCTTCTATTCCGCTGGCCGGCAGTGCGAGCCAGATTTGACGTTTGCGTTGCTGGGTGCGGGCTATGCGGCGCATCGTTTTCCGCCTGGAGCCGACAATGGATAGTCGATCGCGTGATTTGCGAGGATGCGGGCCAGGGTCTTCGTGTTGATCCCGAGCTTCCCGCATACCTTCCGGCGGCTGATGCCGAGCTCCATGAATGCCTTGATGCGCTCTGCCAGCTTTGCATCACGATCGGCGAGGGCTTTCATGTGCTCGGGGTTGCCATGCCTGCCACGCGGCGAGGTTTTGAACTTGAAGCTGAATTCCCGCGACATATTCAGCAGCGACCGGCGGCTGACACCGATCATCGTGGCGATTTCGCCCTGGGTGTGATGCAGAGCCAGCTCCATCACCTTCGCCAAGCGTTTCTTGCGCGCTTCGATCTGCTCTTCAAGCTTGGTGGGAAGCCTTTCCGGTACCGTTTCGACCCGGCGCCGCACAAAAGGCTTCGGCGCGGGCGGCATCTGGTTACTGTAGGTGATGGGTTTGGGGATGTAGCCGCTGGCCGGGCCTTCTTCGATCTGCCCGCCGGCTGCCAGGAACTGCTCGACCTGGGCAGCAAGCTCGTTCGATGCTGGCCGAAGGCGTTCTACTTCGTTCTGTAGGATGCTGATCATGGTGATCTCACTCCTAGTCGGAAAGAAAAAGGGCGCTCATTGGCGCCCATAAGTCAGTGGTGCTGTGATCACTCGAAGGGGATGTCATCCCAGTCTTGAGGTGGCTGATAGTCAGCGCCGTAGTTTCCTGCCGAGGACGCCTGGCCCTGGCTACCTTTTGGCCGGCGATCAACCACTGGCTTTTTGGCGATCTGTTGAACCATCTTTTCCAGCTTGGCCGGCGTAGTGCAGCGCTGATCCAGAATTTCAGACGCAGTCTTTTCAGACTCGGCGCTGAATGGCGCGAAGATCACTGGCCGCTCCATGCCAGTCGTGCTGTTCTTTTCGATTTCCATTTGCAGCAGCAGGCCAATCGGCTTGCCGATGAACTCAGCGAAGCTCGGCACGGTCACCTTTACGCGCTGGCCGGCATCCTTGTCCCACTTCTCCACTTCCATTGGCTTTGGCGCAGCCACAGCACGCAGCTGCATGCACGCCATGAGCGCGTTCAGAAGCGCGTGGCCGCCATCGTTGCGCTTGCCGTGCTGGTAGGACAGGTTGAGGTAGAACTGAGCTTCAGCGCCGTCTCGAGACTTGAAGGTGAAGCCGATCCCGGTAGAGCCGGTTTCGGCCTTCTCCATATACTCGGCACGGTTGAAGGCGCCTATGTACTTGCCTGCCTCGTCGATAAATGCCGACTTGTTGTCGGCAGAGCGCGCCGCGTTTGCGTCAAGATTGAACATGATGTTTTTCCTTAGGCGGCCTGGATGGCCTGGGGTGGCTTGATTTCGTAATACTCGACTATGGCCGCATCGACTGCAGCCAAGTCGTTCTCGACGTAGTTGTCGTCAAACATGCCCATCGGCGCCTTGGTTGTGTCCGCGCCGTTGTTGCGGGTGCTGAATAGGTGCTGCCCATCCTGAACAACGGCGCGCAGGACGATGGTTACCATGCCTTCCAGGGTGATCTTCTCGTCCAGCATCTTTCCTATCGTCTTCATCTTGATCTGGCCCGCGTCCGTTTCTTCGGTGTGGCTGAGGATGTAGACGCGAACATCGTCTGGCAGGCGAAGCAGTGCTTCAAAGATGTTCCAGGTGTGCCGACCGATCTCAGTGAATTTGTCGAACCCCTTTTCCTCGCTTCTGCGCATGAACTCGTTTGCGAGGATGTACTGGAAGTCGTCGATGACGATGATCTTGCGGTCATGCTTGGTAGCCTGGACACAGCGGCCTATAACCTTCTGCCAATCGTCCGTGACATAAGGCTTCCAGGCCTTCGCGCCCTTGAACGGTAAAGGCTTAGGGATCACCTGGATCAGGGCAACCGAGGTTGGAGGGAGATTGCGCAGCGAAGCGCTTTTACCGCTACCTGATTTGCCCAAGATGAGCGTTACGGTTGCCATGGTGGCTACCTCAGTTTGGTTGGTTGTCCCACTGCCGCTGGATGCGGCGGGCTTCTGCTTCGTACTCTTTGCGTTGCTCGCCGGCGAACCGATCAGGCGAGAAGGCACCGACCATCATCCAGTCGAACTGGGCGGCTAGTTTTGGTGATGTGCTCATGTCTGCCTCAGTAGGCGATGGTTACTGATGGGATCTTTCGTTGAGCGATCAGCTTAACCGCCTGCCTGGCGCAAGCTTCAGGCAGGCCGCCTGCGATGAATGCTTCCAAAGCAGCGCGGTTGATCTTGCCCTGATGCACTTTGTCGGCTTCACGGGCTTCCGCCTGACGCAAGATTTCATCCGCCGCTGCATCGGCACGAGCCTTCTCATCTAGCAAGGCCTGTTCAACTGCCTTCTTCTGATCCTCAATCGCTTGCAGTCGGTCTCGTTCTGCCTTCTGACCTGCCTCGACCTTTTCGCGCTTCGCCTGTTCAGCCTTGCGCTCAGATTCGGCGGCGGCCAGCTTCAAGTCGGTTTCGCGCTTCTCGGCGGCCAACTTTTCATCGCGGACGCGCTGCTCTTCGGCTTCACGTTCAAGCCTGGCCTTTTCTTCCGCCGCCTTGGTGGCCTGCTCGGCAGCTTCGCGAGCAATCCGGTCCTCGTTGTCCTTCTTGTCGCGGGCTTCCTTCTCAAGGCGCAGGCGGTTCAATTCAGCTTGTTCGGTCTCGTACTGAATGCGCTCGGTGTGCAGGGCTCGCAGCTTAGCCAGTATCTTGTCCTTTACTTGTGCGGCTTCTGACAGGAACTCTTCCCATGTCTGGTCGATTGCAAGGGCTTCCAGCTCGGCGATCAAGCGAGCAACTTCGGACGAAGACGGCGTCTCAGTGAACTTGGCCATTTCATCAATCTGGTAAATGGCCTCGTTGTGCTTAGCTACCCTTGCATCTTCATCTGCCTGCCAGTCGTCCAGCGGCTTGCGAACTTCCTTCTGCCATGACTCCAGCATGTCCCACACACGCTTACGCTCGGCGTCGATCAGCTTCGGGATCTCCTTTTGCTTTGCGGAGATTTCTTTGCCCACCGCCTCGAGTGCGTTTTTAGATTTAGCGATCTGGTGCGCCATAGATGCATAAGCTTTGCGGCCTTTGTCCGTTTTCAGATCGGGCAGCACCTTGTTGAACTCATCGACCTTTGCGCGGACCTGCTGAAGCCATGGGTCAAGGCCATTGACTGTGCTGAATACGGTGAGCGCGGTTTCTTTCGGCGGCACTACTGCCAATTCTGTTTCAGCGGACATGGGGGTTCCTTGCCGCGATGCTCGCAGCGATTGATGGCATGGGTTATTGAGTAATTGCGCCCGCGCTACGATGCCAGTAGATATTGGCGCTCATAAGCAGCCAAGCGCTGGGCCACCGCGTGCTGTTGAAGTTCGCGTCGCCGGGTAGATACGGCGTTGATTAGCACCTGCATCAGCTCAACCGATTCCTCAGTGCTGATGTGGCCCTGCCCGACGTTGGCCTGGATCAGGCCTTCGCAGAAGTCTTCGCTTGGGCAACGCGATTTGCACACCTGGGTGATTTGGTGCTGGATCATCTCTATGGCGCGTTCGTGGTACGTGGTCACTCGACACCTCCTACTGGTGGGCAGATCAATTCCATCTGCGCCATGGCCGCTCCAATACGCAGCTTTAGGCTGGCGCGCTCTTTGATGCGGCGGGCCTCTCGCTCGGCCAGGTCATCCGCCGTGTATTCATGGAACAGGTCGGCGTGCTGCTTCTTGCCGAAGTTTGGCAAGTCCCAGCGCCTATCGGACTCCCTTGCCTGGGCGCTATCCGCGTAGCTGGTTGGCATGACGAGTCTCCAGGCTGCGGGCGAGGGCGCAGGCTTCGTTGTGGTTGCGGCGAAACCCCTTCACCTTGCCGGTGGTGGAATCGACGACGTGGAAGAAGTCGCGGCCGGTAGGCCTGACTACCATCCGGAAGGCGACCACTGGCTCAGGCCGGCCGATCAGCCGGTACAGCTCAATGGTGGCGAGACGGGAACGCTGATGCAGGCCGTCGACGATGTCGCGGCGCATTTGGATGTCAGGGTGCATGGTCGCCTCCAGGGTGGCGTTATTCGGTGGGCGGGGCGGGGAGGGGCTGCCAGTGGGTCGGCTTGATCTTGTGACCCCAGCCAACTGCGACGTACCAGATGTCGTCGTAGTCGAGGCTTTCAGGGGATGCGCACCGCTTCTGGTGGTTGAGTTCCGCAGTGGTGAGTTGCTGCGTGCCGAGGACCGTCACAAAGCAGACCAGGACTTTTTCGTTGTAATCGGGCAGCCTGTCGCTGCACTTGATCCAATCGCTCATGGCGACCTCCAGTGTTTGGGGTTAGGCGGCGAGCTTTAACGCCTTGTTTAGCGCGCGCTCAAAGCTCTCGAAATAGAAGGTTTTCTCAGGCTTGAACACGCCGCCGACGTAAAGCATCGTTGCAGCCGGGTCAGCAGGGCCGCGACCACCAACGAATTTCCGAGGGCGAGTATCGGCAATCAAGATCCCACCTTCAGGCATGCGCTCAAGCAGTCCAAGAATGGTCACGCCAGCAGCCCTGCAGGCTTCGACTCGCTCAGGCTTAAGGGCTAGTAGCCCAGTAGATTTGGCGAAAAGTTTCATGACTCTCTCCATTCGTTGGTTCACCTGTATTCGTCAACACTCATGCCTACCGCTGGTTGCCGATGGGCGCGGGAGAGGAGTGCTGACGTAATAGAGGCGCATAAAAAAGCCCGAACAATGCCCGGGCTTTTACCTTCGTACGTGACTGCCGGGCGCATTTGGCGTCGGGCAGCTATTGGTTAGTCCATGATGGTGATCCTCCGTGTAGGGGTTCAGCTGCGGCGGTGCGCTCTGGCAGCTGTGTGCAGGTGGGCGGGTATGGCCGCAGTTTCGTCCGCATCGGGGTGTGATCTGGCCGGGGCTCAACCGGCATTCGGCGGAAGGGGTAGCCCTGTAGGCGACCTGTTGGCACATCCGCTGCCCGAGACTTAGCCTCAGATCACACGCCGATGCGCTCTCATAGAGAGGATCGGGCAGTTAACGACAGGCTGTCGTGGCGCTGGTTGTTCAGTCTTCGTCGCTCGCTTCGATCATCTTTTCGATGTCGGCGGCGACCGGCTTTTTCCAGTTCTTGATCTGGCCTGTCTCCAGGTCAATGTTCAGGATCAGGTAGTCGCCGTAATGCTCACCAGGGAAGAATTCCGGCACATAGCCTTCATAGCTGCCGACCTCTTCGCCCTGGGCGTCTTTCAGGCCAGCAGCGAACCCGTCGCGGACCTTGATGTGCAGGTGCAGCTCAGTCACATCCACCTGCACCGTTTTCTGCTGATTGATTTGCATGCTGCTGTCTCCGGGTTGATTTCCCGTCAGGCCCTCTTGCGAAGGCCTGCCAGTGAAATCTGTTGTCTCCACCACGCAACACTTCCGAGTCGTCTCTCACCGGCGTCGCACATTTCGTGTTCGATGCTTTTCCGGTTTGGAAGCGTGGTTTCGCGTACTCACATGAGGGAGTACGGCAGCTATCCAGAGGCTGCATGGGCGGCGATTTAGCTTCTTCCGACCCAGGTAATGGCCTGGGTACGTCGCGGTGGTCACGTCTGGTTGTTAAAGAGCGGCAGGCCCTGAGGCCCTGGCGAGTCCCTGTTTGGGCTCGATGGGGCCAATATGTACCAATGGTTCATATTGGTCAAGTACCAAAAGTACATATTTTTATTGGAGGCACAAAAAAGCCCGCTCAATGGCGGGCTCAGTTACGCGCTGCGCTGGTCAGGTCTTGCGCACTCGATCTGTAAATCTGTCAGCAATGCTTCTAGGCCCATTCAGCCGATTCACAATTTCTGTCCACGAGTCGCGCTCACATTCGGCGCATATAGCAGCATGTCGCTTTTCAACGCCTGTGGTGTTCTCGGCAATGTGTCGTATGACAAGGAGAAACCTGTGGAAATCAGATCCGTTTGTGTGGATAGGACCTATTTCGGAAGCCATCATCGAAGTTGTTGCCATGCGATCAGAAAATGCAGTGCAAGGTATCCATATGCCCTGCCACGCCTCCCTGATTATAGTTGGCGGTCGCTTAGACCTGTCCCAGTGGGTATCACCATGCCTTTCGAGAATTCTAAAAGGAGTACGCAGTTGCATAGTGGCGCAGAACTTGAAGTGAGTTACTAAATCAGTAGCTGGCCAATCCTGTGTGCTAGCCTTGTATTCCATTACAAACCTCTTCGATTTACAGCATCCCGCCGCGCCAAACCACACGCCCGATGATGCGAACCTCATTTATCTCCCCATCACGCAGGGTCTCGTCGCCGTAGCGCGTCTTGTCCGGGTTGTCGCTTCGAATGATCCAACCTTCGAAGTCCGACTTCACTAAGCGTTTCACAATCGTTCCCTTCGATTCGCTCTGCATCGCGAATATCTGACCGTCCTTCGGCTCAACCCTTGACTCATCCACCAGCAGTACGTCGCCGTCGTTGATGGTCGGCTCCATGCTGTTGCCGCTGGCGTAGATCACATCCAGGTGCTTCTGGTTTAGGTTGTTTGCGCGCAGCCAGGCCGACTTGAATGCCATGACGCCGCGGATCTCGACATGCGGGTTGTCGTCGCCATCACCGGTTGATCCGCGCGCCGTCAGCTGGAGGACGCCGGTATAGCCGGGTTCGTCGTTTAGATCGAAGCTGCGCGGGGGAGTGCGGCCTTCATCAGTGACAGCGACAGGCGACTCGCGCATTTCGCCGCGGCCGTATTCCAACCACTCAACCCTTACGTTAAGCGCCGTGGCCAAGGCGAGCATCTTGGCGCCCCCAGGCATTGATTCTCCGTTGAGCCACTTACTACAGGCCTTCGGAGTCACCTTCGCCATTTTTGCTAGGCGAACACCCGCCCCCCACTCTGGAATCCCGGCCTCAGACAGGGATTGCTTTAAGCGCGCTACGAACGAATTTCGAATTTCTTCTATTTGAACCATGGGTTCATGTTCTCACGCGCTTGCATGTACTTTCAGTTCCGACATAAGATGTACCGTAAGTTCATATTTGACTCGGAGGCCTTATGCGGCCGCTCAAGAAATCGATTGATGATGCTGGTGGTGTTCCGTCCGTGGCGTTGGCCTGCGGGAAGACTCCGCGCGCTATCTACAAATGGCTTGTTGCCGACGCCTTGCCGCGCACCGAGTACACCGGCGAAACCCAATACGCCAAGAAGATTGCAGAACTGGCTGCCGCCAATGGCAAGCCGTTCGAACCCGCCTGGCTGCTTGCCGAGGCGCACCCAAAAAAATCAGCCGCTTAACCCATTCATCAGCCAGGAGAACAGAAGCATGTACATGGACCCCAATCAAAAGCGCGCCATTCCGGTGAAGGTTCGTTTCGAACCAGTGCTTGATCGGATTCTGCGCAAGGCCGCAAGCAAGACCCGTATGCAGCACGCCACGTATCTCTACGAAATCATCGAGTGGGCAGTTTCCAACGGTGTCATCGAAGAGCTCATGCAGGACAAACAAGAAGATATCGCGGGCTAGAGGCCTTTTGGAGGCCCGAATGAGCATTGAGCTTGAAAAGTTGCCGCCTAAAACGCGGCTAGCAGTGGAGGGGTTGATGCGCCAGAACGGGTGGAGTTTTGCCCAGGCCATCAACGCAATGATGGAAACATCAATCGCAAGTGGGGCGCTTTCAGAAGTCGGCAGGAAGAAGGCGAAGGTCCTTCAGTTGGTTACCCCAATGAGGGCCTCTGGCAGGGACTCTTAAGGGTAATCCAGAGGGCCTCTGCCAAATTCAAGGCAAAAAAAAGCCGGGGTAGTGACCCGGCTCTCTTCAACACGTTGTGGAGCAAATCATGCACCATCAAACAGAAACGATCAATACCCCAATCGATTCCGCGCCACTTTTGTCGATTGCTGAAAACGTGGCGCGCGAAAAGATGAGCAGCTTTGACCTGCTCGACCTAGTCAATTCAGCCCGCGCTCAGTTCGGCGAAAGTGAAGTTCGCAGAAATGATTTCACCGCGCGGTGCCGGGATGAGCTCGACGGCGAATACTACGAAACTTTCGTAGTAAGGAATCAGCGCGGGCCGGCCTCCGAAGGGCTGATGCTGACGAAGGACCAGTGCCTATTGGTATCCATGCGCGAGTCGAAGGCAGTTCGCCGCAGCGTAGTCGCCAAGATCAATGCACTGGAGGCGCCCGAGCTCTCCACCATCCAAATCCTGCAGATCGCCATGGAGTCTGAAAAGGCCCGCTTGATGCTCACCGCCCAGGTCGAGCAGCAGGCCACGAAGATCCACTCGCTGGAGAACCTGTTCAAGGAAGGGATGACCCACACCCAGTTCTGCAAGGGCCTCAATGGGGTCAACGTCATGCAGGTGGGCAACTACCTGGAAGGCCGCAACTGGCTCTACAACGAGAGCAAGTCAGGTCTGCGCCACCGTGTGGGCTCGTACGCCCGCGACAAGTACATGACCGAGCACCAGGTCGAAGTCACCCCGCACGGCAAAGAGCCGTTCATCTCCTACACGCCCATCCTGCTGAAGAAGGGCGCCGCACGCCTGTACGACCTGTACCTGGCTGGCGAGCTGCCCATGAAGAAGACCTGGGACGGCCTGTTCACTCACGACAAAGCACTGAGGGCCGCGTAATGGCCGGGGATTGGATCAAAATGCGAATAGACCTTCAGACGCATCCGAAAGTATTCCGCATGGTGTCCGCATTGCAAGCGGACAGATTGCGGATTATCGGCGGACTGCATATTGCGTGGAGCATCTTCGACACCCACTCAAGCGATGGCGTGCTGGTGGGTTACACCGTGGAAGCTATGGATGCTGTGGTGGGCTGGCCTGGCTTCACGCAGGCGATGATCGACGTGGAGTGGGCTTCGGTAAATGACGGTGGAAGCCTCGTAATGCCTCGCTTTGACGAGCATAACGGGGCCAGCGCCAAGCGCCGTGCGAACGACTCCGAGCGCAAGCGCAACGAGCGGAAAAGTTCTGTCCGCAATTTGTCCGCTTCGGATGCGGACAGTTTGCGGACCAGAGAAGAGAAGAGAAGAGAAGAGAAGAGAAGAAAGAGCAAGATCAAAAGCAAGGTGCTGGCGCACCGGCGAAGCCTGGCAAGTTCGACCCCCTCACTGCCAAACCAGAGAACGTGTCCGTCAAAGCCTGGGCCGACTGGTGCCAGCACCGCAAGGAAATACGCAAGCCGCTGACCGCCAAGAGCTGTGAGCAGCAGGCCAAGGCCTTGGTGGGCCATTCAGCCCCCGATCAGGTGCTGGCTACCTCGATCAGCAACGGTTGGACCGGGATATTCCCGGACAAGCTCTCCAACAACGTCCACCAGTTCCCCCAGTCGCGCCACACCGGTTTCGCAGAGCGCGACTACACCGCAGGCCTGATTCAGCGTGAGGACGGTTCCTATGCGATCTGAGCCAGCCGAACAGCCGTCGCCGGAGCTTCCGCCAGGCACTCGAGTTCAGCCTGCCACCTGCGAGACCCACGGCGACTTCGAGCAGAAGGTATTCCCTGTCCTGGGCAAGGAGCTGAAGAGCGCCTGCCCTGAGTGCAGCCGGATCACTCGCGAGAAGACCGAGGCCGCCGAGCAGGCCAGCAAGGCACTGGAAATCCGCATGGCGATGGAGCGCAAGCTCGGCGCCGCGCTGATCCCCAAGCGATTTGCGGGTAAAACCCTGGATGGGTACGTCGCCGCCACGTCAGAGCAGCGTAAAGCGCTGAACACCTGCCGCCGGTATGCCACTGAGTTCAAGCAGATCGCCGAGGCCGGCCGTTGCCTGCTGCTCCTGGGCAAGCCCGGTACCGGCAAGACGCATCTGTCCGTGGCCATCGCCAACGAAATCATGGCCAAGTCGAGCGCCACGGCGGTGTACCGCACCATCGGTTCCGTGCTGCAGGCGATCCGAGCCACGTACGACCGCAGCAGCGACCAGAGCGAAACCCAAATCCTGTCGAGCCTGATCAGCCCCTCGCTGCTCATCCTGGACGAGATCGGCGTCAGCAAGGAGAAGCCCAGCGACTTCGAGCTGACCACGCTGTTCGCAATCATCAACGGCCGATACGAACAGATGCGCCCCACAGTGATCGTTTCCAACCTGGAAGCCAAGGCGCTGCCGGATGCCATTGGCGACCGGTGCATTGATCGGCTTCGGGAGGGCGGGGTGATCGTCATCCCGTTTGAGTGGGAATCACAGCGCGGCAAGGAGGGGTTTTAACCATGGGCCAATACGGTTATTTGTTTGCCGCCGCGTTCATCGCGTTTGCACTGATTCCTGTCTGCGTCGTCATGTATTTCAGGAGTAAGCCATGACCGACTACACCGAACTGAAGCGGCTTGCCGACGAATTGATCGCTGCGAATGATCTTTTCAACGAAAGCCCGCAGGACAACGAGGTTGGCGATGTTTGGAGCTTGGCTAACGACCGATTTACCGAAGCTGCGTCGCCTGAAGCCATCCTGGCCCTGATCGCCGAGAACGAGAGGTTGCGCGCCGACTGTTCAAGCATGCGCGGCAGCCTTAAGGCATATTCAGCGACCACCAAAAAGCTCGTTAAGGACGGATCAAGGGCAGCCCGTGAGCGAGACCAGGTCCGCGCCGAAGTCGCCGGCCTACGTACCGGCTACGAAGCCTACGAGCGGGTGAATGCTGAGCTGAAGGCTGAGAACGAGCGGCTTAACGATGAGTACGACAAGGCCTGGCGCCACGACCTCAACGACAATAAAAACGTCCAGGTATTAGCTGCTGAGGTGGCATGTCTTTCTGCTGAGAACAAGGCGCTGCGCAATGCCTTGGCCGAGTGCACCAACTCCTTGCAAGGGGAAATGCTCCAGAAGTTTGGCGGCCAACTGCCGGAAGACATGCACCCAGTTACGCGCCGCGAGTACGACCGAGATATTGCGGAGGTTTCGGGATATCGCGCCGCCCTGGGCCAGGGAGAGCAGTCATGACTATCGACTCAATCGCTCTATGGCTTGGCTACGGCTCAATGATCGTCGGCGGCCTTTTGATCCTCGCGGCGATGCTGTTCGTTGTCGGGTGCGCCCTTGCTGCTATCGCAAACAAGAGCCTCCGCGCGCTGATCCGTATCTACGACCTGAAGACGTTGCGCGCGACCATGCGGCAGCTTGAGGCGGAAGGGAAGGTCAGCAAAAAAACGGGAGTTCAGTCATGACCTACGCCAAACCAGAAAGCTACACCGACGCAGACTGGGAAATGGTCCAGGGCTACATGCGCGGCAAAGACTCGCTACCGCCGCAGCGCCGGAACGCTGCCTACATGCATGGGCACCGCAATGGAGTGTCGGATGCGGCTGGCGTGCCGCATGAGCGAGCCAATGTCCTGATCCGTCGGGCGAACATGATCCCAGGCATCACGCCAATGGCGCCGATAAATGCGGGTGGGCGCCATGACTAAGCCAGCCAAACCCCGCCCAATGCCCGTGTACCTGGTGCTGCGCCGCTTGGTTGACCCTGCCACCGGCAAGGAGGTCGCCGCGTTCGTGCCGTCCTCCGACGCTGACCGGTCGATCCTGCGCGAGCGGGAATTCAAGATGAACGCGAAGATCCGCGCCGACCTCAAGCAGCCACGCAACCCACGGTTCAATGGGCTCGTTCACGGCCTGGGCCGTGTGTTGAGCCAGAACATCGACCGGTTCTCAGGCAAGCAGTCCCATGACGCGATCAAGGCCCTGCAACTGGAGTCGGGTGTGTACTGCGATGAGGAAGCGTTCGACATTCCGGGCCTGGGCCAGCTCACCCGCAAGACACCACGCAGCCTTTCCTACGACTCGATGGGGGAGGAGACATTCCAAGACTTCTGGCGACAGTGCTGCGCGTACCTGGTGCTGCACGATTGGCCGACGCTCACGGAAGAGCGCCTGACCGAAATGGCCGAGTTCGAAGCATTCAAGGAGGCCGCATGAGCCATAACTTCAAGCCGGGCGACCTGGCGCTGACGCTGATCAGTCTTCCCGCCGCAGCCGCTGGCTCAGTGGTTCAGTTGGACGAGCGCGTGATGGCGAATCAGATTTTAAAGATCGAGGGCGTGGGCACATTTCTGTCCAAAGACACCGGCTGGCTCTGTTCGCGAGAAGGGCAGCCTCACATCCTCGCCTATGCCGACAGAAGTCTGATGCCCCTTCGCGGTGACTTCACCCATGAGCAGCAGAAAGCCAAGGAGGCTGTATGAGCCAGGTAAAACGGTTTGAGATGAATGCCGCTGGCCGAGACTTCGCGGTTGGTGACATTCACGGGCACTTCACCAAGCTACAGGCCGCGCTTGATGCGGCTGGGTTCGATCCTGCAGTTGACCGACTTTTCAGTGTTGGCGACATGGTTGATCGCGGGCCAGAGTCACTCGATGTGGATGAATGGGTTCTCCGCAAGCCCTGGTTTCATGCGGTTCGGGGCAACCACGAGCAGATGACGGTTGATTCTCACGCTGCTGGTCGCGCCAGCGATCAGTGCGGGATGCACTTCATCAACGGCGGCCAATGGTTTTACGGACTTTCCAGTGTGGAGCAGGGCTGCTACGCAAGCATCCTGCAAGACCTGCCACTGGTAATTGAGGTTGAAACGGCTCGGGGCATCATTGGCATCGTTCATGCCGACGTGCCACGCGGTAGCTGGGCAGAGATGATTTGTGCGCTTGATGGCCCAGCAGCGGAGGCCGAGCACATCGCTGCGATGCTTCAGTGGTCCAGGAAGCGCATCACCGACGAAAACAAAGGGGGCGTGGCCGGCGTAAGGGCAGTGATTGTAGGGCACACCCCTCTGCGTCAGCCCGCGATTCTCGGCAACGTCTACCACATCGATACCGGTGGATGGATGGACGGGCACTTCACGCTGCTGAACCTCCAGACGCTTGAATGCATCCCGCCAATCAACCCAAAGCTCCACTGGGATTGGGAGGCGAAGGCATGAAGCGCACCCCACTACAGCGCAGGACCCCGCTCACGTCCGGCGGTGCACGCCGCAAGCGCTGCCCATCGTGCCGGGTGATGTTCACTCCAGTCCGCGCTGCGCAAGCCGTGTGTGGAGAGATCGAGTGCGCCATTGCTCACGGGCAGTCGGAGAAGGGCCGGGCGATCGCCGGCAAGGCCCTCGCCGAAGTAGGACGCCGCGACATCAGGGTCCGCAAGGAGAAGCTGAAGAGCAGGGCTGACCACCTGCGCGAAGCCCAGGCCGCAGTGAACGAGTATGTGCGCCTGCGTGACGCTCACCTGCCGTGCATCAGCTGCGATTCGACGCCGAACGACAACGACCTCATGACCGGCAGCCGCTGGGACGCTGGGCATTACCGATCCGTTGGCGCCTGCCCGGAGCTGCGCTTCGAGCCGCTGAACATCCACCGGCAGTGCGTGAAGTGCAACCGCAACCTATCCGGAAATGCCGTGGAGTACCGCATCCGCCTGGTGCTGCGCATCGGCGCCGAGAAGGTCGCTTGGCTGGAAGGCCTACACCCGCCATGCAAGTACACCGTGGATGACATCAAGGACATCAAGGCCAAGTACCGCGCAATGACCAGAGAACTGAAGAAAGGGGAAGCCGCATGACCTATCGCAACGTTGTTTCAGCAGTAGTTCGCGCCCTTGCGGCCGAGACCATCAGTTCCGCCGGCGGCTGCGACTTTGAGCCAAAGGTGCAATGCGCCAAGCAGAAGGGGGAGATCGTCGGCAAGGAGGCGGCCTTTCTCCAGGACTGCTGGGTATTCGGTCGGCTGCATAAGGCGCTGTCTGCCGAGCACTGGCGCGCCCTGGTGGCGAAGTTCTCTACGCACACCGAGCGCAAGCACGCGGCAATTGCAGAGCTGACCCGGGTGATGCGCTCACCAGCGCCGGAACGCTTCCTGCACTGTGCCGTGGTGACCTGGGCCTTGCCTCGACTGCCGGGTGTGGACGGCAAACGCTCCACCAACGTGCTGCCTGCCGGCTGGTACGAGATGGATAACTGGTCGAACGAGCCGCACCCGATCAAGACGCAGGAGCGGTGGAGGCGGGACATTCGCAAGGCGCTGGAGAGCAGCGTGGACCTTGCTCTGGTCGAGGCTCAGCACATTCTCGAACAAGAAGGCCTTGTGATATCAGAAGTCGCTTGACGGGTAGTGATCCATTGAGCCATTATCCACCCATCCTGTCGTACTTGCGCATGTAGGTGATGCAAGAGACAAACAAACCCGGTCACCGCGCCGGGTTTTTTATTGCCTAAGTTTCCCCAAGCCCTCAGAGCCTCTGACTTGTCACGCTGATGAGGGACCTATTCAGGGCCTCTGCACATGCAGGGCCTTTTCTCGTTATGAGGCGCATCGAATGTCCGGCTCTATCCAATCCAGCAACTACGTGCCGGGCGTTTCCGGCTGGAAATTCAATGCCCTCACTGGCGAGTTCGAGATCCATACTTCAACCTCAGCCAGTATTCCAGAGCCCCAGCCAATCACCGTCACTGCTGGCGATTGGTCGGAGTCTGAGCTTCCGTCCAATGCGCTGGAGCGCTATGCGTTCTTGGGCTCCGAAATCCAAAAGATTCCCCTCGACTGCCGGGAAAGCGCCGAGATATCCATCTCGGATCATTCCTGTTGCCCGGGTGACTATTCTGATGTGCGTACCACGATTACGTACGTCCGGCGGGAGACGCCGAGTGAGGTAGAAGCCCGCATGAAGAGGGGGTCGGCATCGGCCATGATGGATGGCCTGGTGGGCGGGAACTTCAGCATCTACCACGACGGCCAGCTTCGTGTTCGGCTGAGAAGCCTTGAAGCGCCAAGCCCGTTTGTGGTTGCCGACGGCAAAATTTATCTGCGAGAGGACCTGGTCGATAAAGGCTCGGTGAAGCACTTTACCGTTTCTCCACAGTACTCAGTAAAGGTTCAGCGAGGCGCGAACGGTGCGCCATATTTCGCAGGCTATGGAATCCCTAGTGCGGGCCTTTCACAGAGCATCGTGAAGGCTTCCTGTGTAGAAATCCTGCCTGACGGAATGGTGAGGATCACCCCAGCGTCCGCCAAGCCTTAACAGCTCCACATTTTTTGGGCCTTGACATGATCGAGGCCTTTTCGTTTTCGGCTCCACCACACCCATTGCTCCGAGCTGGGAGTGCTGTGTGAGCCGATTCAATTCCCAAACATGCCCCACGGAGTCGAGCGCATGGAGTATCTACAGCGCCTGCTCGACAAGATCGACAGGTTCGAATTGTTGATTGCGGGCCTGATTGGGGCTGTTGTTGCGAGCTGGTGGCACAAGGACGACTTGTCCGACTGGCGCGCCTGGATGGTGTTCTTGGTCACTGGTGTGGCCTGCTCCCTGTACCTGACGAGCATGGTCAGCGCCTACCTGAATGTCACTGAGCCTAAGATCGTTGCCGGGATTGGTTTTCTCCTGGGCACGTTCGGCGGTTCACTCCTGGCAGCAATCAACCGAGCCATCAAAGCCGCTGACCTCTGGGCGCTTATTCGCCAGCGGTTCGGGGGAGGCAATCCACCATGAATCTTGAACTGATCAACTCCATCGCCTGCGGCCTTATTGCGCTGTGGGCCACCTGGTGCGTACTGAGCGGCAAGGTGAGAGACGGCATCCTGGGTAAGCTGATCTATTCGGCGATCGCCATCAGCGGTTTCGTCGTGATGACCCGCAGCCAGAACATCTTCTTTGGTCCGACCAGTGCTGGCCTGACGCTGCATGTGTCCCTGGCCCTGGCCGGCGCCCGCCATATTTTCATGGTCACGTACTGGCAGCTGGTAAAAGCCTGGCTGTGTCGCACGCTAAGCTGTGAGCACTGCATGGGATGCCCGAAGGCGCCTGAAGGCATCGATCGCCGCAAGCAGTAATCCGCGCCACGTTTTCGAATGCGCCAAATCGTGGCGCGCAATCATGAGGGATCCAGATGACGACCATTGCCTACAAAGACGGCGTGATCGCCTATGACTCCCGGATCACTTGTGGCAGAACTGTCACCTATGACGACTACGAAAAGTGCCACGAGGTGAAAGGCGTCAAGTTTTTCATGTGCGGCAAGACCTGTGATTACACGACGTTGCAGGACGCCTACTTTGGTGCAGCGGTTACCAAGGAAGTCGACGCTTCAGCAATCGTCGCTGATGGCGAGGGACTTTGGTGCGTGGGCGCCGGCGTTGAGGATGGATTCTGGAAGAGTCCAATCCCGTCGAGCGCGATTTACGCAATCGGCTCAGGTGCAGATCACGCGATCACCGCCATGGATATGGGCGCCACTGCGTACCAGGCGGTTCAGATGGCGGCCAAGCGCGATACCGGCACCGGCGGGATGATCCGAACCGCGAGCATCAAAACTATCGAATAACCATTGAATGACGTTCGAACGACGTTGAATGACCATTCATTCGCGAAACACCCCATGAATGAGGCTTAGCCATGGCCCTATGCGGCGCAAAGAAGCGCAGCAACGGGGAACCATGCAAGCGACATGCTGTTCCGGGTTCCTCTCGCTGCAAGCTACACGGCGGGGCTGCCACCAAGGCCAACAAAGGCAATCAGCACGCCCGCAAGCACGGAATCTATTCGGACACTCTGACCGCTGATGAGCATGGCCTCTGGGATGACATCGGCATCGGGACGCTCGACGACGACATCAAGATCGCCAAGCTCCAGTTGCGTCGGGCGCTGATGGCCCAAGCCAAGGCTGAAGCGGGTGACGGGCTTGTTCTGGATATGGAGAGCATCCACACCCAGGCGACCGACCCGGTTGAAGAGGGCCAAGAGCCGAAAGATCCAGGCCGTCCATCAATGACAACGCAGCGTCGACGCCAGGGCTATGAGGACATCATCAACCGCCTGCTGGGCCGTATTGGTGACCTTGAGTCCAAGCGCGCCGACATGATCAAGAAACTCGACCCTGAAGACGAAGGGCCATTGCCTCAGCGCATCGAGGTAGTGGTGACTGACGCGAGACGCCCGAATGCCGAGCCTTAACGTACCTCAAGCCCAGTTCCTGGCGCTGCCTCACAAGTTCCGCGCCTTCGTGGCCGGGTTTGGCTCTGGCAAGACCTGGGTAGGTTGCTCGGCGCTTGGGAAACACTTTTGGGAGTGGCCGCGCATCAATGCCGGCTACTTCGCTCCGACATACGCCCAGATCCGCGACATCTTCTACCCGACAATGGAGGAAGTTGCGCACGACTGGGGGCTTCGAACTGAGATCAATCAGTCGAACCATGAGGTGCACGTCTACAGTGGCCGGCAATACCGCGGCACCGTGATATGCCGATCCATGGAGAAGCCTCAGACAATCGTCGGTTTCAAGATTGGTCACGCGCTGGTCGATGAGCTCGACGTGATGAGCTTGGTCAAGGCGCAGCAGGCCTGGCGAAAGATCATCGCCCGTATGCGCTATAACGCCCCAGGCTTGCGCAACGGGGTGGACGTAACGACGACGCCTGAGGGCTACAAGTTCGTTTACCAGCAGTTCCTTAAGCAAGTGCGCGACAAGCCTTCGCTGGGTGATATGTACGGCCTGGTGCAGGCCAGCACGTTCGACAACGAGCTGAACCTGCCACCTGACTACATCCAGTCGCTGATGGAGTCCTACCCGCCGCAGTTGATCCTGGCCTATCTCAACGGCCAGTTCGTCAACCTGACGTCCGGGTCTATCTATCACTCGTACGATCGCAAGAACAATCAGTGCTTCGACACTGTGCAGCCTGGCGAGCCCCTGTTTATCGGCATGGACTTCAACGTCGGCAAGATGGCGGCGATCACGCACGTCAAGCGAGAAGGGTTGCCTAGGGCGGCTGATGAGCTGGTAGATGGTTACGACACGCCGGACATGATCAGGCGCATCAAGGAGCGCTACTGGCGTTACAACGGCAAGGATTACGAGAAGACCTGTGAAATCAGGATATACCCGGATGCCTCGGGCGGTTCGCGCAAGTCGGTGAATGCCAGCGAGACTGACATTGCCATTCTTCGGCAGGCCGGTTTCACGGTGATAGCGCCAGCAGCGAATCCACCGGTGAAGGACCGTATCAACGCAATGAACGCCATGTTCTGCAATGCCCAGGGCGAGCGCCGGTATCTGGTGAATCCGTTCACATGCCCGACATACGCCGACGGCCTTGAGCAGCAGGTGTGGGCGCCCAATGGCGAGCCAGACAAGACGGCGGGTGTAGACCATGCGAACGACGCCGGCGGCTACTTCATCCACCACGATTACCCGATCATCAAGCCGATGACCCACATCCCTGTCACCTTCACCTTCTGAGGCCGATATGCCCAACTACAGCGCCATCAGGCAAGAGTACAGCGATGCCTTGCCCGGTTGGCAGCTGGTCAAGCGTTGCGTAAAGGGGCCGAGAGAGGTCCGCAAGTATGACGAATATCTGCCGATGCCTGACCCGCTCAACCTATCGGACGAGAACCGGGCCCGATACGAGCAACTGAAGAAGCGCGCCATGTTCCTGAACGTGGTGGGCCGCACTCGCACCGGCCTGCTGGGCGCCGTGTTCCGCAAGACTGCCGAAATCAGCCTGCCCACGGCCATTGAGTACCTGAAAGAGAACGCCAGCGGCGACGGTGCGAGCCTGGAGCAGTTGAGCAAGGAGTCGACCGGCGAATGCCTTGATACTGGGCGCGGTGGCTTGCTGGTGGACTTTCCAAAGGTCCAGCTACCAGAAGGCCAGGTCGCGCTCACCGTGGCTCAGGCGGCGAACTCACGCGCCTTCATCCACTTCTACTGCGCCGAGAGCATCATTAACTGGCGAGAGGACGTGATCGACGGCGTGCGCCGGCTGACGCTGGTGGTGCTGCACGAAAAGATCAATGAGCCAACGCCCGATGGCTTTGAGTTCACCGCCAAGGACCAATACCGGGCCCTGATGCTGCGTGATGGGAAGTACGTGCAGAGCGTGCACAGTGCTGATGATCCAGAAGGCGAAGAGACAGAACCAAAGGACAAGGTCGGCCTGCCGTTCTATCACATCCCGTTCCACTTCTTCGGTGCCGAGAACAACGACGCAAGCATCGACAAGGCGCCGCTGGAAGATCTGGCCGAGGTGAACATTCTCCACTATGGCAACAGCGCCACTGTGGAAGAGTCCGGCTTCATCGCATCGCAGCCCACTCTGTTCATCACCACTGACATTGATCCGGACAGCTTCATCAAGCTCAACCCGAACGGCATGCAGATCGGCTCGCGCAGGGGGCACAACCTGGGTAAAACCGGCAGTGCCACGTTTCTTCAGGCCGATGAAAGCCAGCTTGCCCGCGAGCTGATGAAGGACAAAGAGCAGCAGATGCTCATGATCGGCGCTCGCATTGTCCAGCAGGGCAGCGGCGCGGAGACGGCAGAGGCCGTGCGCATCCGTTACAGCTCTGATAACTCTGTCTTGGGCACGATCGCCGGCAACGTGAGCGAGGCTGTGCGCCTGTCCCTGTTCGACGCCCAGCGCTTCATGGTTGGGGATGTGGACGAGGAAGGCACGGTGTTCTGGCTCAACCAGGAGTTCTTCGACGACGTCATGGACGCCCAGGCGATCCTGGCCCAGATGCAGCTCTGGCAACAAGGGATCATCGCCAAGAGCGACTTGCGCACCAACCTGCGCCAGTCCGGCGTGCTGGATTCGGATCGCACGGACGAAGACATCGACTCTGACCGCGAGGAAGAGGCGCCGGTGGTGGGTAGCGAGCCTGTGACCGATGAGCCGCCAGCCAATCAGCCTCCAGGGGTGAACGATGAGTAGTGAAGGCTACCTGACGGATGCCACCACCCGGCACCAGGTCTACGTCCAGCGTTATGCCGGCGACAACCTGAAGCGGGTGGCGGCCTTCATCAGCAGGGCCATCAAGACGGCAAAGGACCGCGTGTCAGCAGGGCTGAGCGATTACGGCACCAGACGCTACACCTCGCAGATAGAAACGCTCCAGGGCGATTTGCGGGGAATCTACGACGACATGAAGGGCCGGGCCCAGCTTGATCTTGGTGAGTTTGCTGCATACGAGGCTGAGTTCAACGCAACGATGCTGGGCAAGGTCGTGAAGCTGGTTGTTCAGCTCAACGTGCCTTCAGCTGAGATGGTGAGCGCCGCAGCGCTGGCCGACCCGCTGATCCTCGAAGCGCGAAAGGGCGCCCAGCGGATCAGTATCGGCGGAGCGCTCGACCAGTTCGGCACCAAGAAGGCGGCCGAGATCATCGGCGAGATCCAGATTGGCTCTAGCCTGGGCGAGACAAGCCAGCAGATCGGCCGACGCCTCACCAGCATTCACCAGCTGCATCAGGATCAGGCTTCATCCCTGGTGCGGACGATGACCAACCACGTAGCCAGCACGGCGCGCATGGAGACGCTCAAGGCCAACGACGACATCCTGCAGGGCTGGCGGTGGATATCCACGCTGGACAGCAAGACGTCGCACATGTGCCAGGCCAGAGACCAGCACCTGTACGGCTGGGATGACCCCAAGCCACCAGGTCACTGGAATTGCAGGTCAAGCGCGCTGCCCGTGCTGAAAGATGAGTTTGCTCGCGAGATTCCAGGATCTACCAGGCCCTCAATCGGCCCTGACGGTGTGACGCTGGTATCCAGCAAGACGAGCTATCAGGACTGGCTGTCGCGCCAACCTGCCGCCTTCCAGCGAGACATCCTTGGACCGAACCGCTACGCGCTATTCAGCAAGGGTGAGCTGACCCTCGACAAGTTCGTCGACGACAACGGCAAAACACTGACGCTGAAGCAACTGAAAGACCTTGAACCGCTGGCCTTCGAGCGAGCGGGACTATGAACAGCCGGCCATGAGCCGGTTTTTTTATGCCCGCGGCTGAGCCAACGGCAAATCATCCGGGGGATGACATGAAATACCTGATCGACAAGGCTGCATACGACGCACTCGAACCATCCTTGCAAGCTCTCTACAAGGCCCAGGGCGAAAGCTATGTCCTGGCCGTGGAAGGACTGCCCACTGGTAGCGAAGACCTGGAAGGCCTGAAGCGCCAGAACCAGACGCTGCTGGATGAAGCCAAGGAGGCAAAGCGCCTACGCCGTGAGGCTGACGAAAAGCTCGAGCGCGAAAAGCTCGACGCTGCCAAGGCAAAGGGCGACTTCGAACAGCTATATGCCAGCAGCGAGCAGGCCCTTGCGGCTGAGCGCGCTCGCTTGGCTGAACTGACCACCAGCATCGAGCGGCGTGATCTGACCTCGGCGGCCAGCAAGATCGCCACCGGCATCGCCGACGGCGAGAACGCCGAGATCCTGGCTGAGTTCGTACAGCGCCGCCTGAAGATCGTAGAAGGCCAAGTCAAGGTCACGGACGCCTCCGGCAACCTGACCATCGCAACACTTGAAGACCTGGCGAAAGAATTCCAGCAAGCGCCGCGCTACGCCTCACTGGTGCGCGGCACGCAAGCGAACGGCGGCGGGGCTGCCGGGGGTAAGGGTGGCGGGGCCACCAAAACGTGGGACCAAATGAGCGGTATGGAGCGTGTTGAGCTCCGCCGAAACAACCCCGCCGAGCATGCGCGCATGAAAGCCGCTGCTGAGGCCAATTAAAAGGATATTCCGCAATGCCTACCATTCTCTCCGATGTGGTCTTCCGCGACGAACTGCGCGATTACATCACCGTCAACAGCGTTGAGCGCACCGCGTTCTTCCAGTCGGGCATCCTGACCAGCAACAGCGACATGACCACGCTGCTGGCCAGCCCGTCCAACACCTTCACCATTCCGTGGTGGGTTGACCTGGATGCGTCCATCGAGTCGAACTACTCGAACGACGTGTACACCGACATCGCGGTACCGCTTTCGGTCACCAGTGCTTCCATGCAGGCGCGCGCCGCGTACCTCAACGAAGGCTGGAACTGCATGAACTTGGTGAAGAACATCACCAACCAGGACCCGCTGGAGTTCGTCGCCGGTCGACTGATCTCCTACTGGCAGCGCGTGGCCCAGCGCCGCACCATCGCCACAGCGGTCGGTATCTACAACGACAACATCGCTTCCAACGGCGGCGACATGGTCGTGGACGCCGGCGGCATCATCGGCCCGGCTGCGGTGATTCGCGCCAAGGGCACCATGGGCGACTACAGCGGCCAGCTGGGCGGCCTGAGCGTGATCGCCATGCACTCGGCGGTGCACACCGAGCTGTCGATCCAGAACCAGATCGACTTCACTCCGATCGCCGACCAGATCCCCGAGTTCGGGCGGTTCCAGGGTATGCGTGTTGTGCTGGATGACGGCCTGCCAGTAATCGGCACCGGTGCCAGCGCCAAGTACCTGTCCATCATCTTTGGCCCTGGTGCAATCGGCTTTGCCGAAGAAACCCCACCAGGTGAAGACGGCTTGGAATATGACCGCGCGCCAGATCGCGGCAACGGTGGTGGTACTGAAACCCTGTGGACCCGCCGCAACTTCGTTGTGCACCCGCTGGGCTTCTCGTTCGATAGCGTGACCATCACCGGCACGCCGACCACCACTCGCCCAATCTCGGCGAACTGGGCGGACCTGGCCCTGGCTACCAACTGGAGCCGCAAGTTCGCTCGCAAGCAGGTGCCTATGGCGTTCATCACCTCCCTCGTTACCGCTCCAGCAGCGTAAGCGGGCGTGCGGCGGGTGAGTTGCCCGCCGCGCAGCACTGATCCAGGAGAAAATCATGACCGTTCAAAAAGACAATCACATCGACCCGAACATCAAGGCCCGCTGGGGTTTCGGTGGCACTGAAGGCGCCGTAACTGTAGGTCCACAAACCGTGGGCCAGACCGGCGGCGTTGACTCGGCGCGTACCGAGTCGGATGAAAAGGCGGCGCGCAACAACGGCGGCGGTGAAAATAGCGAAGCAGCGAAGGCCACAAAAGGCAAGTAACACCCGGGGCCTAGGCCCCACTCATTCAAGCGGAGGCCAGATGGCTACCTACATCACTGTGGCGGACGTTGACGCCATCCTGGGCTCGGCATGGGCGCCAGATGACAAGAAGGCCCGCGCAGTGCTGCAGGCGAATGCCTATCTGACCTCGCTCAATCTGTCCGGCGTCGATATGGGCGCCATCCCGGACGAGGTGAAGCAGGCCGGCGCCGAACTGGCGGTCGTCGCCTCGCAGGGCAAGCTGTACCAGCAGCACACCGAGGGATCGTTGGAGGCCAAGACGGTGAAGGCGGGATCGGTAACCACCAGCAAGACCTTCGCGTCTATCGACACAACCAAGTCCAGCTCGCTGCCCGACGGCGTGCAGTTCGCCCTGGGCCTTCTCGGTCCCTGGCGTACCAGCGCTTTCAGCTTCAACGTATACAGGTGACCCATGGGCCTACGTGAAGAGATCCAGGCGGACCTGGCTGAGGCTTTCGATACTGACCTCGCCGATGCTGTTCAGCCATTCGCCGGCGGCGTGACACTGCCCGGCACGTGGGACCCGGTCACAGAGGCCGCAGGGCCGCCCGTTGTGATTGCCTACACCGGGCGTGGCGTGTTCGACGCCTTCAAGATGGCTCAGGTAGATGGCGTGAATATCCGCGCCACTGACCAGCTGCTGATCGCGCTGACCAACGAAACCATAGGCGGCGTCCCGGACATCGGGCACAAGATCAACGGCTTCGACGTGGTCAACGTGCAGACTGACCCGGCGGGCGCGCACTACGAGATCCAACTGAGGAAAGTCTGATGGCCGCCAAAGCAGGCTGGAGCCATAGCCTTACGGACTTCGCCGACCAGGCGGGCGAGGACATTACCCAGATGGCGCGCGTCATCGCGATCGCCATGCTTACCGAGGTCGTCAATCGCTCGCCAGTGGGAAATCCTGACCTGTGGAAGGCGAACATTGCGCTGAAATCGAAGAACGTCTCCCTGGCTGATGCATACGACGCCAACGTCGACGTGCGCAACGCCAGCAACACCGGGCGCAAGAAATTCAAGAAGCTGACCCAGCGCGAGCGCAAAGAAAACTTCTTCGTGGACGCCAAGGCGGCTGGCAAAGGCTACATCGGCGGCACGTTCCGCGGTAGCCACATGGTTTCCATTGGCGCCCCGGATTTAACGGTCGTCGAAAACGTAGACCCGTCCGGCCGCGAGACCATCAACAAAGGCGCGATGCTCATCAGGGCATCGGGCCAGTTCCCAGTCATCTACATCCAGACGAACAGCCCCTACGGCGAGATGCTGGAACTGGGTCATTCCACCCAGGCGCCCGGCGGCGTTTACGACCTGGCCTTTATCGGCGTGAGCGAGGCCTACAAATGACCTACGAGCAGATCAGGGCGCTCATCACTGCGCGCATGGTGGCCTTCACTGGCGTTGAGCAGGCACGGATTGACTACCCGAACCAGCCGGCCGTGTTCACGCCGCCGGACGACGGGCTGTGGTGCCGCGTGAATATTCAGTACGCCTCGGCCTTCATGGCCGGCATGGCCGACCACCCATACACACGCAAGCCCGGGCAGATCAGCATTCAATGCTTCGCCAGGGAGCGCACCGGTACAAAAGCCATAACGGAATTGGCCGACGCGCTCGAGGCGCACTTCGCCTACTGGATGTCCGGCGACCTCGAATGCATGGAGGCCAGCCAGGCCGTCGCCGGTGAGTTCGAGGGGTTCTACCAGATCAACGTGAACATCCGGTTCCGCGCCGGCTGAGCCAGGCAACACCAACCACCCGCCACTGAGCGGGTTTTTTTATGCCCAAACAAAGGTGGAAACCATGTCCAGCGGCGCAAAAGTTGTAAGCCACATCATCAAGGAGGTGACGCCAGGCGTTACCCCCACCGGCACCTGGGACACGCTGCGCCTGACCGGCAATGCCCTGACCCCAACCGTCAACACCGAGGTGAGCGACGAAATCACCGACACCCGCCTGAGCCAAGGCTCGGTGGCCACCAGCATCGATATCGGCGGCGACCTGACGGCGGAGTTCTCGTTCGGCTCGTTTGACCAGCTGCTAGAAGCCGCATTCTATGGCGTGTGGACCGCTGACGTGCTGCGTGTGGGCGATACCCGTAACACCTTCAGCATCGCCAAGGGCTACAACGATGTCGGCGTCTACGGCCTGTTCAAGGGTGCCCACGTATCCACGTTCGCCCTGGACATCCCGTCCGAAGGCAAGGTCACGGCCACTTTCAACATGGCCTGCCTCGACTACACCGACGGCGAAGTGCCGATCGTGGTGTCGCCTAATGCCCCTACCACCACCCCGTTCCTGTCGAACAACAACGTCGGCACGATCTTGGTCAATGGACAGTCCCTGGAAGGCGTGGCCTGTGTATCGTCCATGACCATCGCCCTGGACAACAGCCTGCAAACCCAGCGATGCCTGGGCTCTGAGAGCCTGGGGCCTGGTGCCCACATCGCCACCGAGGCGGCGATCACCGGCAGCATCACCCTGGCCTGGTCCAAGCGTGCATGGCAGCTGTGGAAGAACACCTTCACCCGCACCCCGATCGCGGTGGTGTTCCCTATCACCGACGCCCTGGGCAACAAGTACACCTTCAACTTCCCGGCTGTGGAAGTGGACGGCGAATTGCCGAACGGCGGAAAGCGCGACCTGATCGAGGTTACGCTCAACTACACCGTTGCCAAGCTCAGCCCGACCATCACCCGTGAAGCGGCTGACCCTACACCGTAAACCCCTTTGACTGCCTCGGCTTGAACGCCGGCCGGGGCGGTCCTTTTATTGGCGTGGCGTTGAGGATTTATCATGGCTCTGCAACTGACCAAGAAAGACCAGGCGGCCGCCGGCGCGCGATGGGTGGAGTTCGACAAGGATACGAAGGTGCTCCTGGCCGGCATCGACAATGCCGAGTACCAGGTTGGCCTGGAGCGAATGCGGCGCCGTATCGCGCGCAATGACGCGCGTTTCGAGGAAGGTCAGGTAGGCGTAGTAGCCGGGGAGCTTACTGAGCACCAGAATCACGCCATGCTGCTGGCTCACTTCATCGTGAAGGACTGGTCGGGCGTTCTGGATGCCGAAGGCAATCCACTGAAATACGGCCCTTCGGTAGCTGCGGAGCTGCTTGAAAACAGCCTGGAATTCTTCTTGTTCGTGCTTCGCGGCGGATCGAGCGTTGCCACTGAAAGCGCCGAAGAGCTGAAAGACACCGTGGGAAAGCCGTTGCCCGATTCGAGTGGGAAAAAGAGTGGGCGGGCCGCCAGGCCGAGAAGCGGAGCCTGATCTATAGCCGACTGGGCTTTGAGCTGCCAGACGAGCCTGGGAATGACCCTATCACGGCGTACCTGCTGAACACCTTCCGCAATGTCGCCCGAGGGCGGCGCTTCCTGTCGACCATGGCCGGGGCATTCCCGCTGCCGTTATCCGCTCGGGAAATCTCCGACTGGCTGGACTCGCACCCGTCGCCGCTGCCACGCGATGAGATTGATGCGGTGATGTTCGCCCTGGATGCGGTTTGCCTGGACGACGACAACGATGATTGACAACCAACATGACGCGGCATGGCCGCAGGAGAATGGAATGAGCAGCACACGTGAAGATATTGCAAGAGAAGTGGCTGATCTGAAGCGTGAGGTGCAGGAGCTAAAGGCCCGACTCCTTGCTGAGTCGGGCCAAAGAGCGATCGCAGACGAGAGCCTATCGAGTCGTATTGCGATGCTTTCTGTCGCCACTCATTAGCAGGTGTGCTCCTTCGCCGCCTCTTCCTTGGCCAGCTGTTCGATTTGAGCGATGGTCAAGGAGTTGATCGGCGCCGTTGGCTTTACCCAGATTTGAGTTTGAGTGCCTGTAGCATTGCTTTTTAAAGAAACCAACAGACGACCGTCTTCCGCGATACCTACGTTTGTAATATGGAATGACATTTGACCTCCAGGTCATAAGCGCGCCGATATTGGCGCTATCCCGGTCCTTGGGCTTGCAGGCGTAGGACTGGGAAATCCTTGTGTGTGGCAGGAGGCTACTACTGGCCGATGGTCGGGCGTTACTGGGGATTCGTACAGGCGGCTTGGGTGCGCCCCGTGGATGGTGGTAGATTGCCGCTATCTATAAGGGAGGTGGTTATGTCTGAAGGTTCCGGGACGCTGGCGATAGTGCTTTTTTTCATTGCGGTAATTATTTACTTCTTGCCCTCATTCAACGCTTCCAGCAGGAAGCATCCCAACACATCATCGATTTTCCTTCTCAATCTTTTTCTGGGGTGGACGCTGATTGGATGGGTAGCATCGCTAGTTTGGTCAGCGTCTTCTATCGCGAAGCCCTCGCCTGTCGTCACGCCCGTATCGCATACGGCGCCGGCCGAAATCGGCGATAAGTACCAGCAGATCGAAAGGCTCGGATCACTAAAAGAGCGCGGCCTTATCTCGGAAGATGAGTATCAAAACGAAAAAATAAAGCTACTCAACAGCTAGTCTGAACAGTACTCCCAGCCCGCTCAATGCGGGCTTTTTATTGCCCGGAGAAAAGTAATGACCCAAACATCTCGCCTCGTCCTTGAGATTGATAGCCGGGATGCCGAGCAAAAAGCATCCGATGCGCGTAAAGCACTTGAGGCGCTTGAGAGCGTCGGGCTTCGAGTAAAGCCTGCGATGGACAAGGTCGGAAGCGGTCTTGATGGTGCGGGGAGTAGTGCGGTAAGCGCGACCAAAACATTTTCTAGCCAAAGGGCTGAAATTGAACAGCTTCTTGGCAGAATTAACCCTCTCACCAAGCAATTGGGCGATCTAGACAAGCAAGAAGTGGAGCTTGCTCGGCACCGCAAGGCAGGAACCATCGACCTTGATACATACACTGAGTATCAGCAACGGATCTCGGCCACGCGCAATGATCTGACACGCTTCAGCGACTCACTGACTCGTACTGGCAACACGGCCAAGCAAACAGCAGCAGCGTTGCGCGGCGTTCCAGCCCAGTTTACGGATATCGCCGTATCCCTACAGGGCGGCCAAGCACCGCTTACTGTTTTTCTGCAGCAGGGCGGGCAGTTGAAAGATATGTTCGGAGGGGTCGCGCCGGCCGCAAAGGCTCTCGGAGGTTATATTGCGGGCCTGATTAACCCTTTTACAATTGCCGCCGCTGCGGTTGGAACGCTCACGTTCGCCGCATACAAGGGATACGAGCAGGCCGAGCTTTACAGGAAAGCGTTAACTCTAACGGGCAACGCCGCTGGCAAGACCTCTGACGACTTGATTGCTTTATCAGGAGCGCTTGCGGGCGGACGGAATTTCTCTGAAGCAAGCGAAGCGGTTCTGGCGCTTGCAGGGAACGGTAGGTTAGTAGGCGAAGCATTTACGGAAGTTGCCCGGGCATCGACGGAGCTCGCCGTAGCTACAGGCAAGAGTGCTGCAGATATCGCTGACCAGCTTTCGAGTACAAAAGGCAAGGTGGCCGACCTCGCGGCCGAATACAGCGAAAAATATGGAGCTATCACCAAAGCTGTTTTTGAGCAAGTCAGGTCATTAGAGGAGCAGGGCGACAGGATGGGCGCCGTGAAGGTGTTGGCTGGCGCGTTAGCCAATGAAATGGCGGCACGGAACAAGGAAATGATTGAGTCAACTCGCGGCCTTTCGAGGGCGTGGGATGAAGTAAAGAGCAGCATGGGAGGGGCGTGGACGGAGCTGAAGGCGGGATTGTCTGCAAGCCCTGAAATGTTCAAGCTTCAGCATCTCCAAAGTCAACTGCAGGACGCTCAACAAATTGGCGATGCAGCATTGATATCTGGTCTGGAAAAGCAAGTGGCTTTGGCTCAGCAGATAGTCGACTCGAAAACGCAAGCAACCGAAAAAACCTCAAGCGAACTTCAAGAGCGCAAAGCTCTGGTCTCTGCAGACCAAAAATGGTTTGAGTTAACGAAAAAGGAAATGTCAGATCAGGCCAAGCTTGCCAAGGATATTGCCGATGCTCGCAAGCTTGGAGTTGAAGCGGGGCGGTCCCAAGCAGAAATAGACAAAGTTGTTGGGGACATTCAAGACAAGTACGACAAAAAACAAGCCAAGCCCAAGGCCTACCGCGAAGACGCCGGCATGAAGGCGCTGGACGCCGCCCGCCAAACGCAGGCCGTCCTGCTACAGCAGAACGCCTCGCTGAACGCCCAGGGCATCGCCACGGAGAAGGTTGGCACCCAGGCCCAGACCCTGATCAAGTGGGAGCAGCAACTCGCCGACATCAAAGGCAAGAAGACGCTCACCGCGGACCAGAAGTCGCTGCTGGCTAGCCAGGACCTGATCACCGCCCAGCTTAAGAAGAACGTGGCACTTGAGCGTGAAGCCCAGATCAGCCGAGACATTCAGCAGGCGCAGAAGGATCAGGTTCAACTGCTGACGTTAACCGGTCAGCTGCGGGAGGCCAACAGCCTCAAGTCCTCGCTTGATGATGCGGCCCAAATGGCTGAGTACGAGCGCCAGGGCAACACCGAGGCCATGAAGCGGCTCGAAACCCTGATCAAGATTCGTGACATCAACCTCAAGGCATCCCAGAAGCCTGGAACCATCGAGGGCGTTTCGCAGGCTCCGCAGGTCACCGGCATTGACGCATCTGTTGGCGGCGCCTACAGCGAAATCCAGAGACTGAACGAAGAGTCAGCGAAGGTTGACGCCTGGCGCACGATGGAGCTGGAAAAGCAGAAGGCCTATCTCGACCTCAAGGCTATCAACGAGGAGACCTATGCCGAGCGCGTCAACAACATCAACCAGCAGGGCCGGGACAACCAGGCGAAGATCGAGCGCGCCAAGAACTCGGCGGTACTGACGTCGAGCGCCGACTTCTTCGGCAACATGACCGCGCTCAGCCAGTCGGGCAACAAGAAGCTGGCGGCGGTAGGGAAGGCGGCGGCAATCGCGCAGGCTACCATCCAAGGGTATGTGGCAGTCCAGAACGCCCTGGCGGTTCAACCTTACCCGCTCGGCATGGCCCTGGCCGTCTCTGCTGGTGTTGCCGCTGCTGCCAATGTGGCAGCTATCGCCGGGATTGGGTTCTCTGGTGGAGGCTACACAGGGCCCGGGGGCGTTAACGAAGTCGCCGGCACCGTGCACAAGGGCGAGGTGGTGTGGAGCCAGAAGGATATCCAACGCTACGGGGGTGTCGCCGCTGTCGAGGCTCTGCGCAACGGCAACGTGTCTGCAATTCCGGCAGCGCCGACGGCTCAGGGCAGCGGGCAGATGTCTTCTATGTCCAGCTCGCCGCCCCAAATTCACATCACAGTGAATGGGGATGGGTCGAGCGGGTCGGCCAACGCGACGGCAGGCTACGAGCAGATGGGCCAGGCAGTCTTGGCCACCGTGCGGTCAGAGATGCCAAAGGTGGCCAGGGCCGTGATTCAGCAAGAAAAGGGGCAGAACGGCCTACTTGACCCAAGCAACCGGAGGAACGCGGCATGATTGAGGTATTCACCTGGTGCCCGGAAAAAGGCACGACCGGTGATGACGACACGGACATCCTCGTCTCTCAGTTTGGCAACGGCTACAGCCAGCGCCTTTCGGTCGGCATCAACAATATCTCCACCTCCTGGCCGGTGACGTTCATGGGGAAGACTGACTACATCCTCCCCATTCGCGACTTCTTTGTGAGACACAAGGGCGTCACCCACTTTCTGTGGACGCCACCCTTGCACGAGCAGGGCGCGTTTATCACGGATGGGGGGTGGAGCCTGCAACCGCTCGGCGCTGGCGTATACATCCTTTCCACAAAATTCCAGCAGGTGTTTAACCCATGATCACCTTGGACAACCAAAAACTAGAGCCTGGGGCGCTCATCCAGTTGATCGAACTGGATGGCGAGGCGCGCGGCATGGGGATTTTGCGTTACCACGCGCACCAGCAGTCCACGCCGATCATTTGGAAGGGTGAGATTTATGTGCCCAGGCCGTACCAGACCGGCGGCTTCGGTCGAAGCGTCGAGGGCAACAACTCGACGCCAATGCTGAAGATAAGCAACATCGATGGGACCATCACAGCGCTGTGCCGGCTATTCCAGGGGCTGAGCGGCGTCAAGCTGACGGTTCGGCAGACGTACGCCAAGTACCTGGATGCTGCGAACTTTCCAGAGGGGAACCCAGCGGCCACTCCAATGGAAACGGTCGACATCTCGTACATCAATCAGGTCACGAGCCTGCTGCGCGAAGAGGTGGTGTTCTCGCTGGCGCCGCCCACGGCCGTAAAAGGCCAGCGCCTCCCTGGCGGGCTCATCATGAACCGGTGCGAGTGGTGCCTGTGGGGTGAGTACCGCGGACCGGACTGCAACTACACCGGGATCAAGATGTTTGACCTCGACGGCAACCCGGTGGACGACCCGGCGCTGGATCGCTGCGGCGGCCGGCCGAGCGATTGCGAATTACGTTTTGGCAAGGGCAACCCCTTGTCGTTCGGTGGCGCACCAGGCGCCGCGCTCATCGGATAGGCAAACCATGAACAAAGTGATGCTGAAACAAATCCATGCGCACGCCGAGGCGGAATTTCCCAAGGAAAGCTGCGGCGTGGTGATCCGTGAGGCTGGGCGGTTGAAGTATGTTCCATGCCGCAATGATGCCAAGACACCGAGCGAGCATTTCATCATCAATCCCGAGGATAAGTGTGACGCTGAGGACCGCGGCGAGGTGACGATGATCATTCACTCTCATCCTGACGTGCCGCCCGTGCCGAGCATGACCGATCGCGTCAGCTGCGAATTGCACGAAAAGCCCTGGGGCATTGTGAGTTGGCCGTCTGGCGAATACTTCGAGTTCAAGCCAGACGGTTACCAGGCTCCACTGGTGGGCCGCGAGTTCGGTCACGGCCTGCTCGACTGCTACGCATTGTGCCGCGATTACTACGAGCGCGAGCACGGCATTAAGCTGCCGAACTACCAGCGGCGGGATGGCTGGTGGAACGACGGTGAAAGCCTGTACGAAAAATACTACGAAGAGGCCGGGTTTTACCCGGTTTCGATGCCACGCAAAGGCGACATGATCGTAATGCAGATCAACGCCCCAGCTCCGAATCACGCCGGCATCTACCTGGGCGACGGCGTGCTGAATACCGTCCCAGACCTGCACCCGGCGCCCGGTACATTCCTGCATCACCGTTACAACAAGAAATCCACACGCGACGTCTATGGCGGCATGTGGGCCGACTATACCGTGCTGATTCTTCGGCACCAGCGTGTTCCGGAGGCCGACTGATGGCGATGAGAGCAGCGGTTCAAGCGCAGCCCCTGGTGGTACTGGTTATGCTTTATGGAGTGCTTGGCGCCAGGTTCGGGCGAGTTCATCACTTGGCTGTCGCGTCATGCGCTGAGGCGATACATGCCTTGTGCGTGAAAATCCCAGGGTTTAGGCGGTTCATGAGGCTCTCCGAGGAGCGCGGCCTGACTTACGCCGTTTTTCGAGGAAAGCAAAACTTGTCGGAAAACGAGGTCGCCATGCGCCAGGATACGGTGGAGCCAATACGCATCGCCCCCATCGTCATAGGTAGCAAGGGTGGTGGGCTTTTCGCCACCATCGCCGGCCTGGCCCTGATCGTGATCGGCGCATTCACTGGCCAATATTACCTGGCTATCGCCGGTGCCGGGCTGATGCTCGGCGGCATCGCCATGAGCATGTCCCCGTCGCCCGTTGGCGTGCTGGACAAGGAGGGCGACGGCAACAAACCCTCATATGCCTTCGGCGGCGCGGTTACCACCACCGCCCAGGGCCGCTGTAAACCACTTCTCTATGGCGAGCGCGATATCGGCGGCGCCCTCATCTCGGCAGGTGTCTTCTCGGAAGACCAGCAGTAAGGAACGGATATGTCCAAGACCGCAACAGCGCCTGCTGCGAAGCATCGGCGCCGGCCTGCTGCAGCCCGCGTTTCCGGGTCCAAGGGAGGCGAGCAAAAGCCATACACCCCATACAAGGCGCCCGATAGCGCTCTGTCTATTGCTACCGTAAAGCTCCTGTATGCCCTTAGTGAAGGCCCTATCGTGGGTCTGGTCGACGACAAACGGTCAGTGAAGCTCAACGGCACGCCTCTGATATCGCCAGACGGTAGTGAGAACTTTCCCGGAACAACGTGGGACTTTCGCCCCGGCACAGTAGATCAGGAGTACATGCCGGGCTTCCCAGCTATTGAAAATGAGGCGTCCCAGGGCTTGCCTATTGAGCTGAAATCGGACAACGCCTGGACCCGCGCCATTACTGATCAGCAGTTGTCGGCTGTTCGTGTGCGGCTGTCATGGCCTCAGATTTGGCAGATAAAAACCAACGGCGACCAAATCGGCTACCGCATTGATTATGCGATTGACCTGTCCGTAAATGGTGGGAGCTACCAAACGGTCCTTTCGGCAACCCTTGATGACAAAGGGACAACCGAATACGAGCGCGCCCATCGAATCGATCTGCCCGAAGGCTTCACCAGTGCACTGGTACGCGTGCGCCGCCTGACCCCAAACCGCAACGACTCCAACTTCGCAGACCTGATGCGCATCAAGGGGTTGACGGAGGTCATCGACAAGAAGTTGCGCTATCCGAACCTGGCGCTGGGGGGGCTGCAGTTCGATGCGAAGCAGTTCCAAGACACGCCAAAGGCCAGCTTCCTGATGCGCGGCCGGATCGTTCAAGTCCCCACCAACTACAACCCGGGGGCGCGCACCTACACCGGCGATTGGAACGGCACTTTCAAGCTCGCCTATACCAATAACCCAGTCTGGGTATGGCGCGACCTGCTGTTGCATCGTCGGTATGGCCTTGGCCGACGCATTACCGCCGATATGGTGGACCATTGGACACTGTACGAGATCGGCCGCTATTGCGATGTGATGGTGCCGGACGGCAAGGGCGGCACGCAGCCGCGCATGACGACCAACGTTTACATCCAGGATTCAGTTGAGGGCTACGCGCTTCTTTCGGACCTGGCCAGCGTATTTCGTGGTAGCAGCTGCTGGAATGGCTCAAAGGTCACAATGGTGGCGGATATCCCCGGGAACGAGGACGGATACGTTTTCACCCGTTCGAACATCGTTGGCGATTTTGAGTACGTGGCCGCCGCCTATCCGGACAGGCACACGCGCGCCAAGGTCGCCTGGGACAACCCGGAGAACGAGTTCAAAACGCAACCTGCACCGGTTACCAACGATGAGTTGATCGGTGTGCTGGGCCATCGCATGCTAGATATCTCGCGATTCGGCTGCACCGTGGAAGGGGAAGCAATCCGCCACGGTATTTGGGCGCTAAAGTCCGAGCAATATGAGGAGTGGTCGGTAACCTTCACTGCCGGCATGGAAGGCCGCAACGTCGAGCCCGGACAGATTATCTGTGTGGCTGATGAGCTGTTTTCGGGTCGTGCGAATGGCGGCCGTATTGCAGCGGCGACCAAGCGCGTGATCACGCTGGACATCGACGCAGAGGTGCACGAGGAAGACCGTTTAATCCTAAACCTGCCGAGCGGTAAGTCCGAGGGGCGTATCGTTAAATCCGTTTCCGGCCGCCTGGTAACCGTCATGGCGGATTATTCTGAGCTGCCTGAGCGAGAATGCAGTTGGTCGGTAGAAAGCGCTGACTTGGCCGTAATGCGCTTTCGTGTGCAGACCATAGAGCCGCAAGGTCTGCATCAGTTCAAGATCGCAGCTACACAGCATGAGCCTTTGAAGTACTTGTCGATCGACACCGGGGCTAGGATTGACCCGCAGCCTACAAGCGTCATACCGCCCGGTGTTATGTCGCCGCCAGCAAACATAACTCTCAGTTCGCGCAGTGTGGTTTCGCAAGGGATTGCAGTCACCAGCATGCGTATTACCTGGGATTCCGTGCCTGGGGCAATCGCCTACAACGTTGAATGGCGCAAGGACAGCGGCAACTGGATCCGTCTGCCACGCACCGGAACCCTTGGTGCAGATGTCGAGGGCATCTACAGTGGCCGCTACGTTGCGCGGGTCAGTTCGGTCAACGCAATGGACGTGGCTTCTATCTGGGGGACCAGTCAAGAGGTGCTGCTGACCGGCAAGACCGGCCTTCCGCCGGCGGTGTCGTTCCTGACCACCAAAAGTGAACTGTTCGGGATCAGCATCAAGTGGGGTTTCCCAGCTGGTGCAGAGGATACCCAGCGAACCGAGCTGTGGTATGGACCAGCGAACAATCTCGCGGCGGCGACCAAGCTGGCCGACCTGGCATATCCGCAGGCCGATTACCGGATGCAGTCCCTGCTGGCAGGCGCAACCTTGTTCTTCTGGGCACGCCTGGTGGACCGTACCGGTAACATCGGGCCGTTCTACCCGGTGGTGAATGGAGTCATGGGCCAGTCCAGTTCGGACGCCGGGGCCATCCTCGAGCAAATCAAAGGTCAGATCGATGAAACCTCGCTGGGGCAATTGCTCAATGCGCGAATCAACCTGATCGACGGCAACGGCCCAGGCTCGGTCAATGGAAGAATCGCAGCGACCAAGGCAGAACTGGAGCAATTGATCGACCAAGTCGTCGATGCCCTGGAATGGGTTCCGGACAAGGCCTATCTCAAGGGTGACATCGTTCGTCAGGGGCAGAACCTGTACCAGGCGATCGCCCCGGTACCGGCGAACACTCCACCACCGAGCGCCAACTACTGGTTCAACATGGGCTCCATTGCGGAGACCACGCGGGCTATGGCTCTGCAAATCCAGCAGAACAGCACCAGCATCACCGAGATCGGTACAGAGGTAACGTCGCAGGCTTCGCAGTTAAGTGCGGTCAAGGCCACAGTGAACGATCCAGCGACGGGCGTGAATGCCACGGCTACAGGGTTAAGCACGCTCAAGGCGACGGTGACCACGCTCAACGGAAAGGTAACCACGACCGCAGAGCGTGTTGACGGCATTTACCTGCAGGTCAACCCGCCTCTACAAGGCGATGACAGCGCCCTGATGGGATCTGAAGCCAGCTATGTCGGCGTGTGGTCCACCCAGTCCGCCCTGATCGAGGGCGACCTGGTGCAGGGCCAGCGCACCGACTCGGTAGAAGTGAAGGTGGCCAGCAACGCAGCTGCGGTCGTATCGGAGCAGACCGCTCGCATCAACGCTGACGGTGCACTTTCCAGCCGAATCGACACCGTTACTGCGCAGACTTCGGGTAATGCTGCGGCAGTGCAGGCGGAGATCGTTGCAAGAACGAGCGCTGATCAGGCGCTTGGTCAGCGTATCGATACGGTTCAGTCGACAGTGGGCGGTAACACTCTCGCAATCCAGACCAACGCAACGGCAATCCAGACGGTAAACGGCAAGGTGACGGCGAACTGGTCGGTGCGAATGCAGTACGAGACCGCAACCGGACTCTACAAGTACGCCGGCATCGGCCTTGGGCTGGAGAACGGGCCGGGCGGCCTGCAGACGCAGTTCATCATCGATGCTGACCGTTTCGCTATTGGCCAGGCCGGAACCGTGCCATTTGCGGTGACGGGCGGGCAGACCTTCATCCAGGCCGCTTTCATCCAAGACGGCACGATCACGAACGCGAAGATCGGGGCTTACATCAGCTCGACCAACTATATCGCAGGCCAGCAAGGATGGATTCTCAACAAGGACGGCACTTTCGAGATAAACGGCGTGGTTCCCGGCCAAGGGCGTTCCATCATGACAAACCGGTCGTTGCGGTTCTGGGATGTGAACAACATCAAACGCGTTCAGATTGGAGATCTTAGTGAATGAGTTCTGGTATGCGTGTGTGGGATGGTGCTGGACGGTTACAGCTCGATGAAACTTCATTCACGATGCGGGTTGTTTATACCGCAATTATCTCACCTTCAACTTGGGGTACTGCGAAGTATCTGGATATAGCTGTTGCGGGTATTACGCCTCAGAACGCAGCAGCTTTCCCCACCCCAATTGGGGCGGTGGGGACATTCAATAACGCTCAAGTTGAACCAGAAATTTTGAATGGAATAGTAAGGGTCTGGAGGACGATTCGCGGAGATCCGTATGGAAACTCCGCGCTTACAAGTTTTCAGCAGCGACTGGTAGTCGTGAGGTTTAAATAGATGGCTGACTCTTACGGCTTACTTTTTACGGCTGGTGACGATAATCGAACGGTTATTGATTCTGAGTTTTCTCGGATGTCAACTTTGTACAAAGGCACCTACGTTGCCAATGAGTCAAGTGGCGCATCCTCGCTTACGCTATTTCCAGCGGCAATAGCGACGCAAGAGCAGCCGTTAGTGTTCATTCGTCCGAACAGCGCAAACGGTGTCATTGGCATGAGCAATCTGGAGATATTAGGCTCTCCTGGGAGCTGGACAGGCTTCAGGGTTCGGCGCTTCAGCGACTACACCATTCAGCCGTCCGGGCGTTGGTTTGTGGCTAATTTCGTGACGCAGCCGCTTGCTACATATGGGGCGCGGTTCTGGAACGCTTCGGGAGCTCCGGTTTTCGATTCCGCATCACCGCCCGCTATTTTTGTTAGGTCTAGCAACACTTGGACTTACACGGGTAGCGGACAGACCGGCCAGGGCCTTTCTATTTCATATTTCAGTGCGCCATTCAACATGCAAGAAGACGAGTACTTCATGATTAATAATTTTATCATGAGTGCGGTAGGTGGCACCTCAGGTAATGGGTATAGACAAATTTCAGCAATGTGGGACTACCCGGCCAAACTCATTAAAATCGGTCTTATAGTAAATGGTGGCAATACTGTTTCGACCGGGTTAACAGTAATGATTGGAAAAACCATTCAGTAAGGAATATTTTTATGGCAAGGCAAGAGATAAACATTGGTACAGCGCCAACGGGCGTTGGTGGCGACACAACACGCAGCACCGCTGTGAAAATCAATGCAATGACGACGGAGCTTTACGCGCGTAATGCACAGCTGGGCACAGCCTCAAACACGAATATCGGCACAGAGATCGGCAATGTAATGGGTGTCGGGGCTTTCGGGCTTGGCGTTCCCTACACTCCTGGACTTACTTTGCGCACTGATGTTCTTGGTAGCCAGGTTGCACAGACTGGTATTTCTAGATACTCAGCCGACACTGCCGGGCGGCCACCTTTTGGGTCCGGCTATGGCGTCCTTCAGCATTTTGCAGCCTTCAATGATGGCACTTACAACTTCGGTGCGTTGGTTGCCATTGATTATGCAGCTACAGAGATGATGATGTGTCGTCTTACCGGTTCTGCCGGATGGTCACCATGGGCGAAGTTCTATAGCACCGCAAACACCACCCGTGCCGCAGACGGCACTTTGAAGGCGATATGAAAATGACGAGAGCGGCTATCAACGTGCTGGGCGCAACGGGCGCAACCTATGACTTCGTCACCCAGGGCAACACCGCCGTGACTTCGGCCCGGCTGTCCAAGGGCATCTATCAAATCACCGGCTCGCTGGGCATGGTCCCATTCCCACCCATTGACGACGGCTGGGGTTACACCGTCAACCAGGTAGACGGCAAGGCGGATGTGGAGACTGATTTCGGTGATGGCCTGCTGACCGTGACGGTCACCAAGGGTGGTCAGCCCTACGACCTCAAGCACATGATCACCTTGCATATCCTGGTGCCTGACGTGCCGGTGGTGAGCCTGCCTCAGTCTCTGTCATCGCCTGACGAGGCCCCGCCCGTCGAAGCCTGATCATTGATGATCCAAAGCCGGCCGCCATTGAGCGGTTTTTTTTCGCCTGGAGAAAAGCATGCCGATCACCGAGCAGCAGTTGCTGCAGATACTACCTAACGCCAGCCGCAATGCCGGCGTTTTTGTTCCTGTGCTGAATGCGGCCATGGGCCAGCACGCGATCGTGTCCCCGCTGCGCATCGCCGCATTTATCGCCCAGGTCGGGCATGAGTCGGGCCAGTTGCGATACGTGCGGGAGATTTGGGGGCCAACGAAACAGCAGGCCGGGTACGAAGGTCGTGCCGATTTGGGCAACACCGTGAAGGGGGATGGGTCCAAGTACCGCGGGCGCGGCCTGATCCAGGTCACCGGGCGCGCGAATTATGCCGCGTGCGGCGAAGCCCTGGGCCTCGACCTCATCAACAAGCCTGAATTGCTTGAGTTGCCCCAGCACGCCGCCATGTCAGCGGCTTGGTTCTGGTCGACCAAGGGCCTGAACACGCTGGCGGATCAGGGTCAGTTCGAGAAGATCACCAAGCGCATCAATGGTGGGCTCACCGGACAGGCCGACCGCCAGGCGCTGTACGACAAAGCGCTGAAGGTGCTGGCATGACGGCGGTGCAGAAGCTGGCCGGCCTGGTCGTGATGATCCTGGTCCTCATGGCCGCCGCCGTCGGCGTTACCTGGCAGGTTCAGGGCTGGCGGCTGGGCAAGCAGCTTTCGGAACAGCTATCCGCGCAAAGCGCTGCGCACCAGATCCAGATCAACGCCATCACCAACGAGGCATGGCGGCAGCAGAAGGCCGAGCAGGACAAGCGCCTGGCCACCGAGCACCAGATTGCGGTGCAGGACCAACAACACGCTCAGGAACTATCCAATGCCCAACGTAACCAAGCTGCTCTGCGCGGTCGCCTTGCCACTGCTGATGTCCGGCTGTCAGTCCTTCTCGACGCCACGGACACAGCCAGTCGCTGCGACGTGCCTACCGCCACCGGCGCCGTCGGCGTGGTTCATGCAGCCCGTCGAGCCCAACTTGACCCAGCGCATGCGCAACGAATTGTCGCCATCACCGACGACGGTGACAACGCCATAATCGCTTTACGTGCGTGCCAGGCGTATGTCAGGGCTGTGGCTCCTTGAGCGACCGGAGCTCCAACAGAAGTCTCTGGTTTTCCCTGACAAGGTGGTCTCTCTGATCTGTGATTATCGCCATTCCATTGAGCTTTCGGCCCTGCTCTGAATTTTCCAAGTTCAAGGACGCCACTTTGTCTACGGCCACCTTCAAAGCCTTCTCCGCACGATCCTTTCCCGTCATCAGCAGGTCGTTCATCTGGACCAACCCGGCGATATTTGCTCGCGCTCTGCTCAGCATGCGTTCGGTGTGAGCCAGTTCTTCCACAAGGATTGAGCACTGGTGCTGGTACATTTCCAGCGGAGAGGGGCAGGCGAGCCAATCATCGGTGTCCATTTCAACGTTCATAGGTAAAACTCAAATACTGTATGTGCGTACAGTAATCGAGGTTTAGCATTGGCGCGATTCAAGCCGACGAGCTGTAGCCATGTGAGTTTGGTATTTGGTTTGGCGGTAGGCCGGGGGAGGGGAATCAAGGCGTGGGACAATCCTGGGACACTGGATGTCCCAAATAGCGATGAATCCAGATGATGCATGATTTGGTGAAAGCCAATGAAAATAGGGGGTTTGTCAATTTCGACCAGAAAAACGGCAGATCAACAACGGATTGCAAATCCGCCTACGCCGGTTCGATTCCGACCTCGGCCTCCACTCTTGAAAACCCCGTAGATTAGCGTCTACGGGGTTTTTTATTGTTTGCGATTTATGGTTCCTTGATGATCGTTCCCACGCTCTGCGTGGGAATGCATCCCGTGACGCTCTGCGTCACCTG